ACGGAACAGGAACAACAGGAAATTTAACTAAATGGTCATCAACAAGTGTAATAGCAGATTCAATAGTTTCAGAATCAGGAACTGCAATAACAGTAGATGGTTCATTAACAACAAATACTAATTTAAGTTCAACTGGAAACTTTGCAGTAAATACAGGTAAATTTACAGTAGGTGCATCAACAGGTAATACTGCTTTTACAGGAGATTTAGCAATAAACACAGACAAGTTTACAGTAAATGCTACAACAGGAAATACTTTAGTTGGAGGAACTTTAGATGTAACAAGTACAGGAATATTTAATGATAATCTTTCTATAATAAAAGGTTCAGCAGTTAATTTAAGAGTAACAGATGGTACTCAAAATGTATATGTTGGTTCTTCAGGTCAAACAAGATTTGGATTAGGAACAGGTTCAAGTATAATACAAAGTACAGGTGCAGCTTTTGGCATTGGTACACAAGATGGCTTTGGTTTAAGATTTGGTACAAATAATACAGATGCTTTGACTTTAGACACTTCACAAAACGCAACTTTTGCAGGAAGTATAACTATTCCAGATTACATATATCACGCAGGAGATGGAGATACTTACTTTGGTTTTCCTGCAGCAAACGAATTTAAATTAGTAGCAGGGGGTAACAATATAATTGCAGGAGATGTAAATGCAGCATATTTATATTATCAAGGTGGTGTTAAATTACAAACTACAAGTACAGGGGTTAGTGTAACAGGACAAGGAACTTTTATTAATACAGCAGCAGGTGTTACGACGGGTTTGTCTATACAAAACAATTCATTTGGAGCAAACAATCAAACAGCGTTAGATTTTTATGTTGCTAACACTAAATATGCAGTTATTGAAGGAGGGTATGGTGCTTCTGAGGCTGAAATGAATTTTAAAGTAGGTAATGCACCTGCTGAAATATTATCATTAAAAGCATCAGGTTCAACTTTTGCAGGAACAATAGATTCTGATAATATAACAGTTGGTAAATCAGATGGAAATAATAGTTCAATATCTTTAACTGCAAATACTGGAAACTGGACATTTACTAACGTACAAGCAAGTAGAAATTTAGAAATATCTGATTCAGATGGTACTGGAACAGTTATGACTATTGATACTTTAGGAAGCGTAGGAATCGGAACTGATTCTCCTTCTTCAAAATTAGAAACAAAAGATGGTGATATAAGGGTTACTACTTTGAATTCATTTTCTAAATTTAAAAGTGGTAGAGCTTCTATTCCTAGTTCTGAGGGATTTAATTTAGGTGGGATACTATTTGAAGCATATAGCACAGGAACAACTTATACATCTGGGGCTGCTATTGAATCTTATTCTGATGGAGCGGCTTGGACATCAACAAGCGCACCTTCTTACTTATCATTTCAGACTGTATCAAGTGGCTCTACAAGTTTATCAGAAAGAATGCGTATTAATAGTTCAGGAAACGTATCAATTGGAACTGTAACGCCATTATATTTAGTAGCCACTAGTGATATTGCACAAATATCAGTTAATAGAGATGGCACTGGTGCTATAACAAACACTTCTCGTTCTGCTGCTTTTATAAATCTAAATGGTGCAGACGGAGGTTCATCTATTGAATTTAATACTGCAAGTGGAAACAACACAGAACCTTCAGAAAGAATGCGTATAGATAGTTCAGGGGATGTAGGGATAGGAGTTTCAGACGGAGATATATTTGGTAGATTTTATGGTAGAAGTGTTGGTATAGGAGGAACTGGTATTGCTAAGTTGCAGATAAATGGAACTTCTTATTCTGGAATTGATTTAGGTCAAAATGGAACAAGATACGGAGAATTAAATGCAAGTGCTACCATAGTTCAACTTCAAACACTTGCAGACATTCCATTAACTTTTGGTACAGGCACAAGTGCTACAGAAAGAATGCGTATAGACAGTTCTGGAAACGTAGGAATTAATGAAATCCCTGCTTATAAATTTGATGTAAATGATGAAGTTACAGGTGCATATACAACAAGTAATCCTCAATTTGTTACAAGAATAAAAAATAAAACAAACGATGGACAAATAAATAGTTCGTTTTTAAGCCTACAATGTAGTTCAGATAATGGTGGTGCTAATCCAGTTGCAGGAGTTGGAGTTGTAATGGAATCAGCAGGTTCAAATAATGCTTCTTTTGTTGTAACTACAAGGAATAGTTCTGGAAATACAGAAAAAATGCGTATATTATCTGGGGGTCAAGTTTGTATTGGCACAAATTCAACAACAGTATCATCATCAGTTGTAAGTGCTGTTTTTGGTTCTGGTAGTGAGGCAACTTTAAAATTAGGTGGGCATAGTGGTACTCACACTATGGTACAATTTTTCCATACAGGTTCATCAGTTGGTAGTATAACATCTACTACAAGTGCAACTTCCTACAACACATCTTCTGATTATAGATTAAAAGAAGATTTACAAGACTTTGCAGGTTTAGATATGGTTTCTAAAATACCTGTATATGACTTTAAATGGAAAACAGATGATAGCAGAAGTTATGGAGTTATGGCTCACGAACTACAAGAAGTTTTACCTCAAGCAGTTTCAGGAGATAAAGATGCAGAAGAAATGCAATCTGTTGATTATTCTAAAATAGTTCCTTTATTAGTTAAGTCAATACAAGAACTAAAAGCAGAAGTAGACAAATTGAAACAAGAATGTAAATGTAAAAATTAGTATATTTATATCTTAATCATAAAATTAATAAAATGTCAAAAATTACAAAAGAAGAATTAAAAAATTTACAAGAACAACAAGGTAAGCTAAATGCTATTAAACACGATATTGGTTTATTAAGCACACAAATACATAGCTTAAACCATATGTACGCTGAAGAAATTTCTAAACAAGAAGAAAGTAAAAAAGGTTTAGAAGAATCTTACGGTAAAATAAACATAGACCTAAAGGATGGGTCATATGAAGAAATCAAAGAAGATAAATAATGAGTTTACAGGATATGAAATTGTATGCAATTAATTTTTCAGCTTTTACGTTGAGTTTCACAAATATTGATATGATATTAAAAATAATACTACTTACAGTTACTATCCTGTATACAACTCACAAATGGTATTTAATGTATGAAGAAAATAAGCGAAAACATAAGTTATAAGGAAGCAGTACGTTCCGAAACAGCTAAACGTTTAGGTATATCAAATAAACCTAAAAAAGAACATATTGAAAATATGGAGTTAATAGCTGAAAAAATCTTTCAACCATTAAGAGAATGGGTAGACCATCCTATTAGAATAAACAGCTTTTATCGTTCAGAAGAACTTAATTCAAGAATTGGAGGTGCAATTTCATCGGCTCATAAAGATGGTTTAGCAATGGATTTAGATTCTTTAGGTGGCAAAACTAACCTTGAGATGTTACATTATATAAAAGACCATTTAGACTTTGATATTTTAATTAATGAATATCCAAATCAAGAAGGAGAACCAAAATGGATTCACGTTAGTTGGAGTAAAAAGAAAAACAGAAAACAAGTTTTAGAAATAAAACGCAAAGGCAAATACTATACTTATACAGGCGAATGTAAAAGCTGTAAATGAAAAAAGTAGAATTTGCAATAATTGAAAGGTTTGCTTTAGGTATATTAATTGGTTTTAGTTATTTGCCACAAGATGAAGAAACAAATTTTGATGAATTAAATATATATGTAATTTTTATAGTATTACATTTTAAATTTTATAACGATGCCCATACCTAAAAAGAAACAAGGAGAAAAACAGAAGGACTATATGATGCGATGTGTACCTCAATTGATGAAATACCATCCAGAAAAACAAGCTGTAGCAATTTGCTATAAAGAATACAGAAACAAATAAAAAATGGCAACAAAGATAAGTGAAGATACAAACGTACAATTAGATTTAAAAACTATTGGAATTATAATAGCAGGAACAATATCACTTGCGAGTATGTGGTTTACTTTACAAGGAGATATACAAGACCTAAACAATAAAATTGAGGGGTTTAGTGGAGATGAATTTGTGCAAAGAATGGAATTCCAATTAAAAGATGAATTAATTAGAAATAACGTAATACAAATTGATAAGCTAACAGAAAATATGAAAGAGGATATTGAAGAAAATAAAGAAGCTATAAAAGATTTAGAAAACAAAGTTTTTAGAAGATGAAACATTTAATATATGTATTGTTTATTTTGTTATTGTGTTCAATAGGTAACGCTCAAGATTTAACATTATTACACATAAACGCAAAATGGAATCAATCGAATAATTACGATTTGAAAGGTTTAAAAAATTGTAAAGTTAAAATGACTTTATTAGAGGATTTAGTACCTTCTATGAAAGCACAAATAAAATCAGTACCTACTATTATTTTACTTGACCAAAACGGTAAACCAAGAGGACAATGGAAGGCAGGTTTAAGTTTTAAAGTAGAAGCAACAAAAGAAGAAATACAAGACAGAATTGATTTTATATTTAAACAATAATATTATGGAAACTATAAAACATTTACTGGGTTTTTGTGGGGAGCATTTGCATCCTAACATTTTTACAATTACAATAACATTAATTATTTTAAAATTAATTTATGAAAAATATATTAGCAAAACTATTTGGGGGAGCTGGAGGTAGTATAGCAGAAAAAATATCTGGTATTATTGACAAACATACTTTTAGTAAAGTTGAGAAAGCACAATTTGAAAAAGAGATGGAGGAGATATTTATCAAAGCTGAACTTGATCTTGAAAGAGAAATAACAAATCGTCACGCAAATGATATGGCAAGTGATAGTTGGTTAAGCAAAAACATCAGACCAATGCTTACTATATTTTCTTTAGTTTTATATACTTTATTTGCCTTAATTGACGGAAACATAGGAGAATTCAACATAGCGAATCAATATGTAGATTTACTTGGGCAAATAGTTATAATGAGTTTAGGGTTTTACTTTACATCAAGAGGTATAGAAAAAACAGCAAAGATCATTAAGAAATAATGGCTAAAGCAATTATAAGCACATATAAGAGCAAAACAAGAAAACGTAAAGGTATACACGCAAAAAGCAAAATGAGTGCCTTAAAAAGCTCTAAAAACTATTTTAAGAAATATAAAGGTCAAGGTAAATAATTTTTTTATATATTTGTTTGGCTTATAGCAAACTTGCACAACCTAATAAAGTTGGACGGTGCTTGGAACAGGTAACTAAATTATTTCTTTTTTGTAGGCTTTTTTCTTTCTTTTTCTTTTTGTCCTTTTTCTTTTTCTTTCTTTTTAGTTATTATAAAAACTATAGGTTATAACCAAAAGTTATAATATATGAATTGTAAGAAATGTAAATAAAAAATTTATATATTACTTAATATTAAATATGAGAAAAATTTCACGTAAAGGATTAGTTAAAAAATTAGATACTATATTTTCAATATATATAAGACTTCGTAAAGCCGATGATTTAGGTGTAGTTAGCTGTTATACTTGTGGAAAAAAAGATTATTATAAAAAAATGCAGTGTGGCCATTTTATGTCACGTAAATACTATTCGACAAGATGGGAAGAATTAAACTGCCAGGTACAATGTTATTCTTGTAATGTAATGAGATATGGTGAACAGTATAAGTATGGTTTAGAATTACAAAAAGAATACGGAAAAGATCTTCCTGAAGAATTATTAACGATGTCAAGACAAATAGTCAAATTTTCTAATGATGACTTATTAGACAAGATAAATAGATATAAACAGTTAGTTGATTTAAAGAAAAAAGAATTATATTTGTAAGATAATTACCACCCGGTAATTTTGTTTCCTAAGTGTTTTTTGTTTGAAAAAGGGGTAAATTAGTTTTTACCCTTTTTTTTTATATTATTTTTTTTTATATATTTGTATAGAACAAAAAAAACATTTATATGGAATATCAATTAGCAGCTATAGTTCAGCTTCGAAAAAGAGTAGACGAACTAGAAAATCAAGTTGAAGAATTAACAATTAAACTTGAAAAAGAACAAAAAGAAAATTTAACAAATCACAAGTATGGAGACAAACATTTATCATAAGCTTTATAAGCTTCAATCAGAAATTGGAACAATTAGTAAAGATGTAAGAAACCCTTTTTATAAGAGTAAATATTTTGATATAAACTCTTTGATAGGTCAACTACAACCTTTATTAGAAAAACACAAACTAGTATTAATTCAACCTATAACAGATAATCAAGTAAGAAGTGTTATAGTAGATTTAGATGGCGGAAGCGTAGAATCAAGTATGCAACTACCTAATATACAAGACCCACAGAAAATAGGTTCTGCAATAACTTACTATAGAAGATATACATTAACATCATTACTTGGATTACAAGCAGAAGATGATGATGCTAATTCAACAGTTGGTTATAAATATCAACCAAAAAAAACAAATTACAATCAATCAAATAATCCTTTAAACAATATATTAAAATAAAAATTATGGCATCAACATTAACAGTAAGCATAGACTTAACAAAGATAGATAAAACAAAAATAGCTAAAGACAAATATTTAAACTTAGCTATTAGTGTAAATGACCAAACAAATCAATATGGACAAAATGTATCTGTATATCATTCACAATCAAAAGAAGAAAGACAATCTAAAGTTGAAAAAATATATTTAGGTAATGGCAAATGTGTATGGAACAACGGAACAATTGTAAATGCTGAGTGGGTAGAAAGAATAGATAATTCACAACAAAACCAAGCTAGAGAAGAAATTGATTTATTTTAATGCTTAGCAATTTAAGTCACTTAGAGAAAAAAATCTTAGATGTAAAATACGGTAGAGTAAAACAAGGTTTAAAAATAGGAGTTCCTGAAATAGATGAGCATATACGCTTTAAATCTAATAATTTCAATTTAATTCTTGGCCACGCTAACGTGGGTAAAACTACCGTGATTTTATATTTAATGTTATTATATACAATAAAGCACAATGTTAAATGGCTTATTTTTTCAGCAGAAAATTCTTCACAATCAATAGCTAGAAAAATATTAGAATTTAAAACTGGTAAACCAGTAAATAATATTACAGATAAAGATATTCAAAAAACTTTAGATTGGTTTAATACTTATTTTAAAATAATAGAAGTAGATGACTTATATAATTATAAAGATCTTTTAAGTGAAGCAAAACAAATAAAAGAAAAATTTAATTATGATGGTTTTTTAATTGATCCGTATAATAGTTTAGTTAAAGACAGAAATACAATGAGAGGTATTAATGGTCATGAATATGATTATCAAGTTGCAACAGAGTTTAGGTTATTTTGTAAACATCAAAATGTTTCGATATGGTTAAATGCTCATGCTGTAACTGAAGCTCTTAGGAAAGTACATAATAAAGAACATAAATATTCAGGTTTACCTATCCCACCAAGTTTAGCAGACGTAGAAGGTGGAGGTAAATGGGGAAATAGAGCTGATGACGTTTTTACTATACACAGATATATTCAACATTCTACTGATTGGATGATAAGTGAAATACATGTTAGAAAAATTAAAGAAGTTGAAACCGGAGGAAGACCTACTCCAATAGAACAACCTATAAAATTACGCATGACAAAAAACAATATTGGGTTTGAATTTGCAGGAGTAAATATTCTTCATTGTAATAATGTAGATATAAAAGATATATTAAATATTTTTTGATTATATTTATGCGTGTCTAATTGGTTAGAAATTATTGCTAAAGAACATAAGGAATGGATTAACATTGTTAACTCATTTGGTGAGTATGATTATGCTGAGGATATTGTACAAGAAATGTATTTAATATTATATAAGTATGCTAATCCAAATAAAATAATAACAAATGGAAAAGCAAATAGAGGTTATATATTTTTTACTTTAAAAACAACTTACTATCAATACTATAATGCTAAACATAAAATAAAAAAAGTTAGTATAGATGATTATAAAATTAAATATGAAGATACTATTGAAGAACACAAAGCTTATAACAAAATATGTCAATTAATAGACAATGAAATAGAAGACTGGCATTGGTACGATAAAAAATTATTTAAGTTATATAGAGACACCGATATGAGTATTAGGAAAATAGCAAAAGAAACTCAAATAAGTTGGGTTAGTATTTTTAATACTTTAAAAAATTGTAAAAACAAAATAAAAGATAAATACGATAAAGATTGGCAAGAATATAAAAATATATAATTATGAAACAACCTAAAGATAAAAGAACAAAAGCATATAAAGACTGGAAAAAAAAGTTTGATTTAGAAAATAAAAACAAATCAGAAGGACTTGGTGATACTATAGAAAAAATAACAGTTATGACTGGTATAAAAAAAGTAGCTAAGTTTATAGCTGGCGAAGACTGTGGGTGTGATGAAAGAAAAGAAAAGTTAAATAAAGTATTACCTTATCACAAACCTAAATGTTTAAACGAGTCAGAATATAATTTTTTAGAAAATTGGTTTTCAGATAGAAGATTAATAATTACTCCAGAAAAACAACAAAAACTATTAGACATATATAATAGAGTATTTAATACAAAAAGAAAATTAACCTCATGCAACTCTTGTGTAAAAGAAGTTATATTAGATTTAGAAAAATTATTTAAAACATATTTATAATGGATTTACTTAGGAAACAAATCTACGAATTATATTTTAATGAAATTGGAAATACATTAAGAAAAGAATTTGAAAAAACATCAGGAAAAAAAAGAACAAAAATATCTAATCTTATTAAGTGTGTCAACGAGATGTATATGTATACAAATCATTTAGAAAACGAACTTTTAGTTAAAGAACACAGAGAATCATATTTAAGATCAGATAAAATTAGAGCTATACAAAGAGCTAGGAAAGCAGAAAAAAAACTTAAATAATTTTTCTGTTAATAAAATGTTTATTACATTGGCTGTATAATTTATAAAATTAAAAACATGCCGAAACCTAAATTTAAACACGAACCTATCAGTAACGAAATATTTGAAACGTTTAGAGTTCAAGAAAAAGCAAAAAAAATTAATGAAGCAATTGAACTTATTGTAAATGAAGACTACGTTATATTAGACTTAGACAATAAGATTATAAATAAACACAACTATAATAAAACTTAAAACAAAAAACACATTATGATTATTTTTTATTCAGATTTAGCTTTATATGTAAAGCACACTTATACTCCAGGTAGAAAAACTTTTAAATATTTTGATCCACCTGAACCTCCAGAAGTAAATATAGAAGATGTATTTTTAAATGAAGAAAGTATATATAGTTTATTAGGAGACAAACAATTATTACACATAGAAGAATTAATTTATAATGAATATACTGAAGGAAGCAGATAAAATAATTAACAAAAGATCACAAGAGAAAGAGAGAAGTTATGGTCCTTTTTCCGAAGGAATGAAGAGGGCTGCAATGATTGCTAGTGGTTGTACTGGAAAAAAAATAACAGCAAAAGACATGTATATGTGCATGATAGCATTAAAGTTATCTAGAGAATCATATAATCATAAAGAGGATAATTTATTAGATGCTGCTGCTTATATAGGTGCTTTAAATAATTTTGAGAATGAAAAATAAAAAAGCAATAGTAGGAGTAGTAAGTAATCCTGTTAGAAGTTTAAATAGTCACAACGGAGGTTGGACATTGGTTCTAAAAAGTATTTATAATGCAGACATATTAACTGAAAAAGATGATTGGAATGATTATGAAGAATTAATACTTTCAGAGGGTGTTAATTATAAAGAAGGCAAGTTTAATTTTTTTGGAGGAGTTCAAGATTCTTTTTACAAAAGACTTAACAAGTTAAATAATTTTAATGGAAAAGTATATTGCATAAATGAAAAAATAGATTACAATGTAGCTTGCAATAAAAGAAAAGAACTGAAAGGTTTAAGTTGTAATAAATCACCAGAAGTTTTATATACTAAAGAATATAATAACAAACTAATATTAGGAGATAGTCATAGTGTTTCTATTTACAAACCAGGATATTCTATAAACAGAATAGATGGTAAGACATTGAATGGTTTTTTAAAAATAGGATTACATAATTTTATTACCAAAGATACTAATGATCTAATTTTTTATGCCGGAAATATAGATGTTAGATTCCATGTACATAGATTTGGAGGTAGAAAAGCTGTAGTAGATTTAATTAGAGAATTATTTTTACAATTAAATAAATTAAATTTAGATAAAATAACATTAGTTTCTTTGTTGCCAATAGAGGACGAGTCTAGAAAAATACCAGGAACTGGTTTATATAAAGGAAAGCCTTTTTACGGTACTAAAGAACAAAGAACTTATTATGTTAAAGAATTTAATAGTTTATTGAAAAGAGGTTGTAATCATTATAATTATAATTTAATAGAATGGGATTTTAATTATGATAAAGGTCTTTCTTTTGACGAAATGGAATCAAGACAATCTGTTCATTTAAGACCAAAGTCTTATAAATTTATAAAACAATTATGTTAGAACAATTTAAAGACTATTATAACAAAGCACATAAAATGCAACAACTTAAATTTCAAGGATTTAATTGGAAAGAAAAAGATGTTGACGATGATTTAGTTTGGAACATACCTATATATGACGTAGTTAATAGAAGGTTTGCAGCGTTTAGTAGTTTGTTAGAAGCAATAAAAGCAAAAGAAGATCCAAAAAATAATAGTATTTATTTTAAAAGTGCTAGAGATAATATTAAAGATGTTAATTTTATTAAAATGTGTTATTTATTTAGATTATGTGGTTCAGGAATTAATTACATACCTAAAGATAATTGTGGTTCTCCTTTTGGTACACATGGCTTTGGTAACTTTTGGGTCGTAAACGAATTAAAAAAAGGATTGGTTGACTGTAATAACTGGATTAATGTTATGCCAGAAAAAAAATTTTGTGATGTAAAGGGATATTTGTTACCTATGATAAAAGGTGGATTATATAATTTCATACATAACGAAAGTAAAGAATTAATGTTTAATTTAATAAATTACATTAAACAACCTGGTATAAAGGGTATTAAGGATGTTGTTGATTATGGGAACAACTGGTTAATTAATAAAGGTTATAAAAGACAAAACTTTGTATTGACTGCTTTTTCTATGGATATGGCAGAATATTATCCTAGTTTAGTTGATAGAGATAGTGATGTTTACGTAGGTTCTAACGCTAGAAAATGTTTAAAGATGATATTACCTAATAAAAAAACAAATGATGCTTTACGTTATCTCTGTGACATTACAGGGGGTTATTCAAAACCTTATGATATGGAAGATGTTGCTTGTGACTTTATTAGATATATAGAAAATTTTCAGAGCAAACATCATGTAGAAAAAAACAATGGTATAAAATATTATAATAATGTTCTTAAATAAGCAGAAAAATAAAGAAAACAATGATCTAAAAAACAAGAGTTTAGATTATTATTTAAACTTAACTAAAAACTTTAAATCTTCTTTTGATGATTTTGTTATAAAAAAAGTAAATGGATTTAATGTAATAGATGAGTCTTTAAGTTGTGAAGTAGGTTATAAAGCTAGATCTGGAGAATTTTTTATAAAACAATTAGTAGAAAAAAATGTTAAAGAAATAGTATATGTTCAACCAAGGAGAGGTTTTGCCGGTATAAGTTTATCTTGGTTATGTAATAAATATAATATTAATCTAACTTTAGTTATGCCTTCCTCAAAAGAAGTTAGTGATCATCAAGCATTGTGTATAGAACTAGGTGCTAAACCTTTGTTTGTAAGAATAGCAGCTATGCCTAACGCAAACAGATTAGCTAAGTTATATGCTGAAAAGACAAACGCTTATTTTGTTCCCTTAGGTTTAAATCATCCTTTAGTTATTGCAGGAGGTGTTAAATGTTTTTATGATTTTTTTAAAGATAAAGATAAACCTAAAACAATGTGGTCTGTAATATCTACAGGGGTTTTAACTAGAACGATGCAAATAGCTTTACCTGATACTAATTTTAAAGCAGTTGCTGTTGCTAGAAATATACAACAAGGTGAATTAGGTGCCGCAGATTTTTATTCTTATCATAAACCCTTTAATAGTAAGTCTGATTTAATACCTAGTGATTTTGATTGTGAGGATTCTTATGATTCTAAAGGCTGGGACTATTTAAACAAATATGGTAATAAAGATGATTGGTTTTTTTCTGTAGCAGGTAACGCTAAAAAACCTAATATTAAAAAAAATTTAGTAAATTCGTATAGAGACTGGAATGATTTAAGAGATTTTAATAAGTATGGTATTTAACAAAGCACAGGAAGCATTTGAATTTTATTATGATTTAATATCTACAAAGGGTATTGATTTTAATAATACTAAAGCATTATTTAATGTTGGTTTTAATATATTAAATCCTTTGGAAAATAATATAAAAACTAAATGGAGAAATTTTTCAAATAAATATGCCGAAAGAGAATGGGAATGGTATTTGTCAGGAAATCCTAATGCAGAAGAAATATCTAAATATGCTCCTACATGGAAGAATATGATGGATGAAGATGGTAATGTTAGATCTAATTATGGTTGGCAATGGAAAAGAAATGATCAATTAAACAAAACAATAGATATATTAAAAAGAAATAAAAACACTAGACAAGCAGCTATATCTATTTATGATGGTAAAGAAATCAAATCATATTCTAAAGATACTCCATGTACTTACGCTATAAACTTTACTATAATAAACGACAAGTTAAATATGTCCGTGTTAATGAGGTCTAATGATTTGTGGTATGGATTTTGTAATGATCAATATTGTTTTAGTAAATTACAAGAATTAGTCTGTAAAGAATTAAATGTTGGTATTGGTAACTACTATCATTTTGTAAATAATCTACATATATATAATAATTTTTTAAATAAAAACTATGAAACTAAATAATGAATTCCAACCAATAAGAGATTGGGCAGAACAAAAAGGTATTTTAAAAGAAGGAGATGCTAGAACACAATATATTAAATTACAAGAAGAATCCGGTGAATTAGCTAAAGCTTTACTTGACAATGACCAAGAAGAAGTAATAGATGCTATAGGTGATATGATTGTAGTATTAACTAACTTAGCAGAATTAAGAAATGTTAGAATAGAGGATTGTATAAACTCAGCTTATAATGTAATTAAAAATAGAACTGGTAAAATGATAAATGGAACTTTTGTAAAAAATAATTAATATGAGAATAGTAACTAAAAAATCAACATGGAAACATATAACTTTCATGACACCTAAAATAGGTTTTATGGATTGGGCAAAAGATGGTGTTGAAGTAAGAGTAAAAGATGAAGTGTTTCAGTTTAAAACAAAAGATGAACTTCATGCTTTACATATTAGTTTAAATGGTTCTTTTCATGGTGACGATACTTGTTACATTACCGTTAATGAATTAAAAAGTATATATACTAAAAGCAAAAGAAAAGAGAAAATACAATTATTAAACGGCGATATATATGATAAAGACAAGTTGCTAGAAAAAATGTATAATGATTCTTTTTATTACGGTGAGCTTGGTAAATATGCATTAAGTTCTTCAGCTATAAAATCATTAATAGATTCTCCTAAAAGTTATGCTAGATCTTTAAATTTTAAATCAGATAGTAAAGCATTTAAGACCGGTAGATTAATACATCTAGCCGCATTAGAACCAGAAAAACTAGACTCTCTATGTCATATAGTAGAAGTGAAATCAGCAGTAACAAAAGCATATAAAGACAAAGTCAAAGAAGTAGGTAGTGATCAATTTGTATATACAAGAAGAGAATATGATAAAGCTATGTACACAGTAGATGCTTTATTACAAAATGATATATGGCAAGAATTAACAAGAGGTGCTAAGTTTGAAGTACCTGGTTTTGATATATTACAAGGTTACCCTTTTAGAGCTAAAGCTGATATATTAGGACCTGATTATGTTGCGGATCTTAAAACAACTTCAGATTTAAAAGCTTTTCCTTGGTCAGCTAAAAAATATGGTTATGATGTACAAGTGTATATTTATTGTGAATTGTTTAAAGTTAGTTACGAAAACTTTTTCTTTTTTGTAATAGATAAATCAACTGGAGATTTAGGACATTATAATGTTAGTGAAGAGTTTTATTTGTCAGGCAAAGATAAAGTAGAATATGGCTTAAAAGTATTCGAACAGTATTTTGTAAAAAAAAAGTATGAATTAAACGAATATATAATAAAAGGAACTTTGTGAATGAGAAAGATATTAAAGAAGAATATTATCTCATGTCTATTCACGATTATAGAAAAGGAACTACAATTTCTACTTTAAAAGGAATATTAAAACTTTACGAAGACACTGAGATGTACGAGCAATGTGCAGGTATACATAAAGCAATACAAGAAATAGAGATGAGAGAATTAATAAAAATAACTAAATTAATAAGAAACAAAAATGGCAGATCAAATAACTAGATACAAAAACATAGTAAATAAAGAACTAGGTATAGACGTAAATAACCCTACTAGAAAAAGAAAATATTGTGAAGCAAGAGGATTGTATTATACACTATTAAAAAACAGCACTAATTTAAGTTTACATAGTATAGGTGAATCGGTAAATAAAGATCACTCTACTGTAGTATACTCATTAACACAGTTTCCTTTGTGGTTAAAACACAACAATATGTTAAGGTATGCCTACAATAATGCAAAGACAAAAATAAAAGACTTAAAAGATATAACAGAAGAAGACAACCACATTAAGTTAAAACAAAAATGTGTAGAACTTAACTTTGAAATATTTGAACTAAAAGAACAAATAAAATCATATAAAGAAATAGAAGAGTCTAGAAGTATTAAAAACAATAGACTAATAGATCTAGTTAATAGAATACCTGAAGACAAAGAAGATCTTATAGTAGATAGACTAGATAAGATACTTGCTATGTATTAACAAAAGCTATATTTTTTTATTGTTCTATTGATTAATCAATTTTTTTCAAAGAATGAAAGGCGGTAAAAGAGAAGGTTCTGGTAGAAAATCTAAGTCTGAAGAAGTTCAGTTAATTGAAAGACTTACACCTTTAGAAGACAAAGCATATAAGGCTTTAGAAGCTGGTATAGAGAATGGTGATTTTAAATATGTGCAATTGTTTTATCACTACTACGCTGGTAAACCAAAAGAAACTAAAGATATTACTTTAAATACAGAACAACCAATATTTGATATTTAATGGAATTTGTAGTAACAACTGCAATCAAGAAGCTTTACAAATTAAACAAGAGAATTAAAGTCATACGAGGAGGAACATCTGCTGGTAAAACTTTTGGTATTATTCCTATATTAATTGACAAAGCAATTAAGAATCCAAATTTAGAAATAAGTATAGTATCTGAGTCAATACCACATTTGAGAAGAGGAGCGTTAAAAGACTTCTTAAAAATAATGATGATGTTGAATAGATATAGAGATGCGCAGTTTAATAAATCTACTCTTAAATATAATTTTACTAATGGTAGTTACATCGAGTTCTTTAGTACAGATATGCCTGATAAATTAAGAGGAGCAAGAAGAACAGACTTATATATTAATGAGTGTAACAATATACCATTCGATGCATATCAGCAATTAATGGTTAGAACAAGTGATCAAATATGGTTAGATTATAACCCTACAAGCTCATTCTGGGTTGATAGAGAGGTTTTAAATGGAGAAGATATAGATTTTATCACATTAACATATAAAGACAACGAGGCGTTGCCAGATACAATAGTTAAAGAGATAGAGTTAGCAAAAGAAAAAGCTAAGAAAAGTACTTATTGGAAAAACTGGTGGAAAGTATACGGATTAGGTCAATTAGGTAGTTTAGAAGGAGTATGTATACCAGATTGGAAAGAAACACAATTACCAACAGAAGCAAGAATACTTTGTTATGGTATGGACTTTGGTTATAGTAACGACCCAACATCTGTAGTAGCTATGTATAAATATAATGATAGTTACATATTTGATGAGATCATTTATAAAAAAGGTTTATTAAATAGAGATATAAGTAACTTACTTAAAACTTATGATGTTGATGATATTGTTTATGCGGATAGTGCAGAGCCAAAATCAATCGCAGAATTAAATCACTACGGACATATAGTATACCCTGTAAAAAAAGGTAGAGATAGTATTAACTACGGTTTAAATCTTATAAATCAAAATAAAATCTTTATAACGTCTAGAAGCAAGAACTTAATAAATGAATTAAGAAACTATGTATGGATGAGTGACAAACAAGGTAATGTATTAAACAAACCTATAGATGCATATAACCATGCTATTGATGCGCTGCGTTATGCTATAACTTCTCAACTAGAAGATCCAAACAAAGGAGAATACCATATTTGGTAATTATTAAAGTTTTGTTAAAAATATTTTTTTGTTAATAAAATGTTTATTATATTAGCTGTATAATAATTGATAAATAGAACAATGCAAAGATACGAAGTAAACCTAGAAAACAATTTATTTATAGTTTACGATACTAAAAAACAAGTAACGGTAAGCAAAGGTTATAAGTATAGTAGATACGCTTTTAACCTTCAAAGTAAATTAGAATTAAATATTAATAAATAAATAAACAAAAACATTTATATGAAACAATTTTTAGAAGCATTTACTTGGGGATTGTTAATTTGGACAATCTTTTTTATAGGAACTTATTTACAATTAATTTATTTATATTAACACTATGAAGGTAACAAAAGTCACTAAGGTCTATAGACCAATGAGAAAGTTTGGTAATTTAATAAAAGATTTATTTATGCCAAAACAATCTAATCATTTTTGGATTAGAGTAAAAGAAATTGCAAAAACTAAAGAAGAAAAAGAAGATCAGATATTTTCAATAATAGAACTATTAAACAATAGAATAGACGTTGATGAGATTCAGGAATAATGATGAGTTTGTAGACAATGGTTCTTGTAAAGAAATGAGATGGTGTTTTAGAAATAATATAACAGCATACCCATTACCTCAACAAGAAACGTATAGAGCTAAATCAGGGAGAAGAAAACATTACGTTAAGATAGAAATTAATTGTGATGGTAAGCTTTTATTAGGCAAACAAGAATACAAACAAGAGCAAGAACTAACTGAAGGATTACAAAAAGTATATGCACATTATTATGCTAGAAGATTTGGAAACAAATTAATGTAGTTTCTTTTATACAAAAGGTCTAATTTTTTATTGTATTAATATGAAGTTAGACATATATGTACCAAGCTCTTTAGATGATATAACTTTAGAGCAATACCAAAAATTCCACAAAATATCTGATGGTAAAGAAAGTAATAACTTTATAAACCAAAAGATGGTAGAAATATTTTGCAATATAGACTTAAAAGAAATTGTAAAAATAAAGTATACTAGTCTTAATAAAGTATTACAACACATAGATAATTTATTTAAAAAAAAATCTAAGTTTAAAAGATCATTTGTATTAAATGGCGTTCATTATGGTTTTATACCTAAGTTAGATGAAATGACATTTGGAGAATATATAGACTTAGATAATTACTTTAGTGATTGGAATACAATGGATAAAGCAATGTCTGTTTTATTTAGACCAATTACATATAAAGACAAAGATAAGTATTTAATAGAAGAATACAAGGGCATAAAAAACAATATGAAAAAAATGCCATTATCTGTAGTTATGTCAACCATTATTTTTTTTTACAGTTTAAGCAGGGACTTGTCGGTAAATATCCTGAAATCTTTACAGAGTCAGAAGGACAATATTCAATTGAATCAAACTTTGCTAGGAAATGGGGCTGGTATCAATCTATATATGGAATTAGTAGAGGAGACATTACAAGATTTGACGAAGTCACCTATCTCAAATTACATGAATGTTTGACATATTTGGCATTTGAAAAAGATAAATTAGAATTAGAATCAAAAAGAATAAAATCAAAATTTAAAAAATGACAGGATTTTATAATGTAACAACAAAAATAAAAGAAACATTAGAGCAAGAACCTTTTGTAAATACAATTACATACGGTAATATAGATGATGTTGATTTAAACAAACAAAACATTTTTCCTTTATCACATATAATAGTAAATAACAGTACTATAAATGATAAAACAATCACTTTTAGTATGAGTATATTGTTTATGGATATTGTAGATGAAAGTAAAAAAGAAGAAACTACAAAGTTTATGGGTAATGACAATGAACAAGATGTATTAAATACACAATTAGGAGTTGCTGCTAGATTGACTAGTTTACTTAAAAGAGGTGATCTATATAGTGAATTATATCAATTACAAGGAGATGTATCCTGTGAACCCTTTGTAGATAGATTTGAAAACAAATTAGCTGGTTGGACTGCTACGTTTGATATAATAATACAAAATGATATGACTATTTGCTAATGGATTTTAAACAAACAAAAGAGGAACTAAATAAATTTGCTAAGTATGTAATACAACAAGCTCGTACAAACTTAACTAAGCAAAAGAAAAACAATACAAGTAACTTATATAAATCATTAAAATATACAGTAAATCAAAAACAAGATGGCTTATATTTAGATATATATATGGATGAGTATGGGGATTTTGTAGATCAAGGTGTAAAAGGTGCAAACCCTAGTTTAGTTAAGAATGGAAAACAAAAAGCGCCTAATAGTCCTTTTAAGTATACTAATAAAAAACCACCACAAAAGTTCATAGAACAATGGGCTAAAGCTAGAAACTTTAGACTAAGAGATAAAAAGGGAAGATTTGCAAAAGGTAATTATAGATCTATTGGTTTTGTACTACAGAAATTTATATTTGCACAAGGTATTAAACCAAGTTTTTTCTTTACTAAACCATTTAAAAAAGCTTTTACTAGATTGCCAAGTGAATTAGGTGAAGCATTTGCAAAAGACATTATTAATATAACAATTGATACAAGACAATGAGTACAATAATAAATGCAAGAAGTCCATATTATATAAAAGTAGAACCTGCTTCAGGTACGCTTAGTTCAACAAGAATGAGCTTATATATATATTCAGGAACTTTTACAACAGACAAACCTGGAAGTCCACAATATATTATAGATAAAGATATTATAGGT